TATTATACGAAGATTCGCTAAAACCTTTCGTATTGCAATGCGCTCCATCGATGGAAAGCGGGCGACCATTCTCAACCATTCCGTCAAGGTCAACAATGAAGTTATAACCGATTTGATTGAATCCCCGAGCCCGGTGCATCCGGTCAATGTCCTTTGCTCGCAAGTCTTGCCCGGCACGTGTTGCCGAGCAGTGAATGATGATTGAGTCTATATCTTCTCTTTTCATATATCCTTCCTCCTATAATATCAATGTTAATACTCCCAACGCCAGACCCACACAATCACAGATGATGTCTTTAATTGAAAATTCTGTTTTCTTGCAGTATTTGTCGTATACTTCCTTCAGGACGAAGATCACGACGGTTATAATGATTGCTAACCACAGTGGCGTATATTTCGATAACCACATTACCAAGTTCTGGCAGACTATAATGTGGGCCATGCCGTCTATGCCGATCTTGGATAGAAGCTTGCTGGCTAATGCGCTGATTTTATTTATTTGATTCATCACCCTTTACTTCTTTATTGTTGTTAAGCCTATCAACCAAACTATTAAACTTCCCATTAACGTAAATCCCAATCCCAAATATACTGCCAGCATATATCAGGCATTGAGCAAAAAACCACAATACACTGTCATGAATCTGACCTAATGGCTCTACAACAAAACCTGCAACGGATAGTCCGACTCCTGCAAACAACATTCCCACTGCGGTCCATACCTGTATATCTTCTTTTGTATTCTTTTTCATACTAAACAGGTTAGATAAACGGTCAACAACGAAATTACCTCGATCCAGAACATCGGCTTTCTCTTTATGAAGTCGGAGATGAAGTTACCGGTCCAGTGCTCACTCATGGAGATAACCATGTAAGCGATGAATCCAGCCCATAACAGTAACCAATACCAAGAATTGCAACCTACCCATATCTGGGAGAAGATTAAAGACATGGCGGCACCGATACAATGGGCGGTTTTCTGGCTTCCTTTGAAATTGGGAGATACACCCAATACAATCATCCCGACAACCGAAAGGAATACAAGAAACTGGCTGTTTTCCGTACTTGCTTCAAATGCTGCCGGAAGAAGCAATGCACCGGAGCCGATCATGCACAAACCGAACCAAAACTTATGCGTCAGGGCATAGTAGGTGTCACTGATAGAGTAAGGAATTTCCTCCATCTTTTTAATCATTGCAAAGACGTAGCCGGCAATGAGGATGAACGACATTAATACTAGTAGAATCATAGCTTTATCTGTTTATAGTTTATAATACAAAATTGAGTTTCTCCGGATAACCGGTTTTATAATTATAGTAATTAACCTCTTCTTTGCTAAGCAAATTTTTCACGGCTGCAATATGAGCCTGTGTAGTATTGTAGCAATCAAGAGCGTATAATTCTAATTGGTCAAGCATATTTAAAGCGTCATTTACGGGAATTACATACTTCTCCGCATTGTACCACAAAGTAGTATATACCCGGCCCGCTTCTTTTTCTATGTTTATTGAGTTGACTAATCCTACACGGGTGTCTTTATCCAGCCATATTTGTTTTCCGTCCAGCGTCAAGGAGTTTACAGCATCCGACTTGTCGTAAGCGTTGATCTCTGCGATCTTTATCTCTTTCAATTCATCAATGGTGTACTCATGCTCAACCAATACCGGGTAACCGCTTTCGTTCTCCTTGATTTCTTTTCCGGATGATTGACCGTCAAGCAATTCCTGCCAGTACTCCACCGATATTTCTACTGCTCCTTCTTGTGGTTTATCATAGAAACCATTTTTCCAATATATTTTTCCCATAATATTACCTCCTTATTTCCATCTACCAATTGCAAACCATGTAAAATTCCAGCTAGTCCAAACAATAGCCGGAGTTGAATTTATTCCACGGGTGAGAACTCTACAATATGATGTATATTTACCATTAAGGTCATACCCCGGAGCATATATAAAAGATTCACCTGTATTATTTACTGCTCCAGTGAAATAAATGTTATAATCAGTATTATAGAAACTGGTAGGAAAATACAGATTAATTGCCCCCCCGGTTGCTCCGACTCTTGTCCCCCACTGTATCAAAAGCCCATTATTGAACTTGGCATAACCATTTGCTCCCAAAGAAACCGTCATGGCGTTGGAAAGGTCGGCTTTAGCCAAGTTGGGTATCATTGCCAATAGTTCTTCAATCCTAGCTCCCGAATATTGACTGTTATAATCACTCATAGAACTTACTCTTTATAACGTTAAACGTACTACCGTCAGACAGTAGAAACCGTCCTTCGGTCACTGCAAATGCCTGTCTTTTCCCTTCTTGAGATACCGTAGTAGAAACGGAAACCGGATTATTGCCCTTAGTAGTCGAGAACACGACAGTTTGTTGCCTGTCCAATCCTTCATTGGCAACATCGCTCATTACGCTTGCGACTCCATTAGAGCCGGGCGTAATGACAATGCTTCCTTCTCCTTCCTTCCAAGGTACAAGTATATCCATTATGCGGCAGTCCAAGAAGTGTTAGACGTAACAGTAACGGAAACAGCTGAACCGTTTTGAGGAATTGTAATTTCTGTTGGGGAAACGGATAGTTTTGCGTCTCCTGCTGCCTGTTTGATTGCAATCTGTACAGCCTGACCACCGTTTGCGGTTACTTTTAATGTTCTTACAACTTCTTCAATAGTTTCATTTGCTGGGAATTCAAGTTCTATGGAGAATGGGAACTCTGCTGTAGCACCTGGGTCACCTGTGATGCTAGCCGCATTATCTGTCTGTGTCCCATTCGCACTATATTTCGCTGGAATGGAAACATCTGATACGCTACCCGCCCATGCAAAGGTCAGCTTTTGAGAATTAGTCTTACCTTCAACTGTGACAGTCCCGGCAGCTTTGGGCGCTGACATTTCCGCTCCGTTATCAAAAGATGCAAACTCGGATTTAGGAGTTTGAGTTACTTTATAAGTTGCAGGAGTAGATACTCCGACACCCGTTATTGTCACCGTACCGGTTCTAGCTGTACGACCTGTATGAGCACTTGCACTGTTTGCAATTGTCCCATTTCCGCTTCCAGTTGAAGGGTTTAAATTTAACCAACTAGGCTTTGCCATAATTCAAATCATTAAGTAATTAAACAATAAAATTTTATTCTTTTGTTGCTGTGGTCCATACCACATTTGACAATACATCTACGTTATCTTCAAAGTTATTGGAGGGCATCAACCAGATGTAATCAGGCTCTACTCTCAAATAAGCATCTTTGCCAACGTCACAGACAATCCCTACCGACACTTTAATTGAACGGCTGGGATTTACAGAGACATTTATCCCAGACAAAGGAGATGTGCCCACCTTTATTCCTTTCGAGGCTTCTATGTTAACCCGTATGCATCCCATATTATACAATTCTTATTCCGGTTGCCGACTTGTCTACCTCCGGTCTTATTCCTCCTTCATAATCAGTGTCAGGAAGATAAGCCGTGGTTTCTATCCAAATTTCTCCCCTCCCTATGATGTTGGTATCAAGGAAACAAGTATAGCTGTTCTTATCATTACGTACCATTTCCGACTTCTTGATCGTCTGGGAATTGAGAGTTACAGAGAACTTGCATTCGAAATCTATGTCATCCATTGTCAAGCCCGAAGGTAGTTCAATAGATACTGCTAATTTTATGATCGTTCCTTTTGCTACCATTGTTTTCAACTTATTTATTCTTCTTGTGATAGAGCATTGCTGACAGCTATTCGATCAATGACACGAGTAAATAACTGCGCATACTTTTTTAGAGATTTAGCTTGTTCAGGGGATATATCAACTTCTCCTTTCCGGTATATATCTTGAGCAAGATTAAATTCTCCAAGATCACCTGTATTTTGATAAATCGCATTTCCGAATGCTTTAGATACATCGACGGTACTCTTGTTCCCTTCGAGATCGGTTAATTCTATTTTTCGAAAGTCTATTTTCATAATTATTTTGGAAGAAATAAATTATTCACAATATATGGAGCAACACTTGTTTGAATTTCTGCTGTGATAAAAGTTTTAAATCCCCAAGCTTCAATACTATAAGTTTGAGAATTAAGATGGTTGTATATTACCCTTTTGGGATAATTTGAGTTATTAACAACTGTAATTTCTTTATACATTGCGGATTCGCATATTCGTAGTACGCTATCCCCGCTACCTTCCATAACAACACAGTCAATTGGTCGACCTGATTCAGGATATTTATGTTCTGAAGTATCAGTGCCATATCCATATACATGCACATAAAAATTAGCACTGTAGCCAGCAGAAACTGTTATTTTAGTCATCTTGTAATGCCCGAATTCGCCACGGCACCAGATGTCAGAAGCGTAAAATCTCCAAGAACGCTTTTCGGTTTCATTGTAGCCCTGTTGATACAAATCACCAGAAATCCAAGTTTTTGAAAAATCAATATTAAGCGAAGATGAAACATTACCTCCAGACCCATCAGAGTTAAAAGAAATCTTACCTTGTATGTTACCTTCATTATCAACAGCTTGCAATTCCTTAAAGGTTCCCGTTGCCCCCTTTAATTTTTTTACTTCCAAAGTATCAACATTAATAAAATCGGTTATTATCTTTCCCGCCTCTATGAATGTCTTTCCGCCTACTGTTATTCCACCGGTTTCAGGTAGGGCAATTTGACCTTCTTTTGTCAATTCAACACCCGTAACATTATGCTTAAAAGCCCCTCCGGTTATCATCCAGCCCTCTGTTTTCTCAAGGTTCCCCACGAATATTCCAGAAGTTCCTAATACATCAATCGTCGCATTCTGCGCAAGAAGGACGTTTGTTGCCACGTTTTCGAACTCGCTGAACTCTTCCCACTTCGTTGAGTCAAAAGAGGAAGTAGACGTATGCGTGATCTTACAAAGTTTGTTTTGACCGTCATAGATTACTGTATCTATGAATGTCTCATTGTTATAATACTCGGTATTGGCTTTCCATACTCCACGGGGACGGAGCATTGCACCGGGTAATCCTGTTTTTCCTTGGCTTCCAGTGATGCAAGCCGGATCGCTTTCCCATGTCGAACCATTCGTATAAGTTACCTTTGTTTTAGTCCATAGGTACTTACCATCCTCCCATTGGGGAGACGTGGTAGACCATGATCCGCCTTCCAATGATGAAGAAGAGGTTGACAGGTAAAATAACACATCAACGGCACTTATCCCTACGCCATCGTTTCCGCTTGTTCCCTTTCCACCTGTTACACATACCGGATCTGTCTCTGTATATGTATTGTTAGTGTAGGTGATAACTACACGTGTCCAGATGTATTTGCCGTCTTGCCATGCCGGAACAGAAGTCTGCCACGATCCACCGGTAGGCGTGCTGTATGATGTAGACAGGTAATATTGTTCGGCAACACTCTTGACTCCGATCCCAGTTTCACCCGTGGAACCGGTAGAGCAGATAGGGTTAGTGGTTGTTGATGTGCTGTCTGTATATGTTATTACTGATCTAGTCCAAATATATTTCCCATTTTCCCATGCCGGAGGCGTTGTGCTCCAACTTCCCCCTGTTAGTGATGTTTGAGAAGTGGATAAATAATATTGCTCTACGATACTTTTTACTCCTTTTCCTGAAGCTCCATCTTCCCCTTTAGAAATAACCTTCAACCAATCAGTAGAAGAATCTGACGGCTCCTGCGTAGTCGTAGATTCAATGCAAATCCATGTGCTTCCGTTGTGGGTTACTTCGTCGTAATGCCAATACGTCCCCGCTTTCCATTCACCTTTGAAAGCCGGAACCGGTACTTCCGTCACACCATCATTTGAAATCTGTTTGATCGTACCGGTCATGTAGATTCTGTTAAGATATGCACTATGCCCGGTCATATCCATTCCAAACAGTTTCAGGTTAGACAAGTCTCCCAACTGCATGGCAATCATATCCTTTGTGATCTCCCAGTTGTTTACACCTTTAAGGAAACGGATATAATTCTGCGTGGAATAGCTGGACTTCTGGCGTTCTGCATTGGTGAAGTTACCATAGCAAACAAAGTGCATAGCCTTTTGAGGATGGTAAGTATATCCGCTACGGAGAACGTATTTAAAAGAACCATTATCCAGCTTTTCGGTGATCCGGAAATAGGTTGTCTGAAAGCCTGTGTCATTGTTGAAGTTAGCCTTGCAAATATCATCCACTTTAACAGCTGCAACCTCGCCCGGTTCAAGCTTCAGGTAAACGATGCTGCTCTCTTCGTCCACTGATTCGATTATACCGCCTCCGGGAGCGTTCCATTCCTCACCTGTGATAACTGATACCCGGTTATATCGCAATTCCGGCACTTCAAGGAAATCACGTAGGCGCAACGACTTCGCATCTATATCACCGGATGGGGTTATCAGCCAGCCAAGTAACTTTTCAGCATAATCAACAGAAGATATATTGCCGGAGAAAGCGGCATTATTGGCTGTAAGCTTATCAAGCACCTTTACAATATTGCTGCTCAATTCTGTTGCAGTTATCGTGTCCGTTACAATACCTTTGGTAACGTTAATGCCGTTCAGGAATGAAATAAGCCCTAGGGCTGTGTCATCTTTCGTCTTGCTTATAGCATAAGCTATAATCTCCTGAAGCACTCTTTTTGCAGAGAATACGTTTCTGTCAGACGGGATTGTCTTGTCATTAATCCCAATAACATATACACTGATTCCACCACCTCCGACAGCAGAGCCGGAATAGGTTTGTCCCTTGTAAGTAAGGGAATCAAGCTTGCTCTCTATCTCTCCGATACGAGAATATGAGGCAGTTTCACCGACTGTATAAATCGGATGATCGTAAGGAATATCCAGCGGCCACTCGAAACCGATTATTCTTGATTGTCTGCCTTCCGGGAAAAATGCCTTATTTATCAGATTGATCTTAGCCCCGACTTCGTATGTACGGATATTACCCTTATTGTAGATGAAATCAGCATCCATCTCACAATCGTAGGTGGACGGGTCAATCATGGATTTCTTTACGTATTCCTTTGCCTTTTTGAGTAGATTCTGCTCTGCGTCCGGCAACATCTGTTCGGAGATGTATGCGGTATCAAAGCCGTAAAGGATATATGTGTCTGCGGGGACTTCTTCACCGTCCTCCATGTGTGCGGTTTGCGGATAAAGAACATCATCCGGAAGAAAGCGGCCGTAATCCTCATTGCGGACAATTTCGAAGGTTGTTCCGGTGTTATCGCTTTCTACAATATTGATAGCAAAGTCCATCCCGGCAAGCTTGCCAGTTTGGAATATCATGTGAAGTTCCTCACCATCCAGCCTAAAATCTTCTGTAAAATTCTTCAGTCCCGTATCTTTGAAATTATAGATCCGATATTCCTTATCGTTATCGTCTACCTTGTCATCGTGGCTGACACTGGATATTGTGCCCTTGTATTGGGGATATTCATCCTCAAATATAACGATCTCTTCGATTGCTTCCTCTTCTGGCATTTCCACGTTATCCGGATCATTATAGCGTTCATCTCCGATATTGATACGTTCACCGGTCGGGCTGTATTTATAAGCATCTACATAAGAAATACCCTCCGGGAGCATAAGACGTTTCTGAACAACTCCGTTAAGGGTCATTTCCTTGTCATCCTTACTGAAGTAGTTATCGGGGACTTTACCGCTTATGATGTTGTTAATGGTGTACCGATTACCTAAAGAGGCGGTTACACCTTCCGGTAACTGGATAATGTTTGCTGCGTCACCGGTTAAAAGGTCGGGATTGTAAACAGCAGCAAAAGTCTGTCCGGCATTTGCACCGGAAAGGAATGTTACGGAAGTCGTTGCAGAAGAACCGCCATACACGTTAATATCGTATGTTACATACGCCTGAAAAGTCGATAATAGCTCGGAAGAAGCTGGAGCTGGTACGTGAACGTATACCCTTACTTTTAAATCAGAACTGTTTTTGTCGATAACCAACGTGTCGGAAACCTGTATTTTAGACACAATCTCATATTGTTGATTTTGGGCTAATGAAACGGTCTGATTACCAATAATCACCTCTTTTGATTCCCCGGAAACATTATAGATATATGACGCCTTCAATATATAATCTCCTGCCGGGAGCAAAGCACGGTTCCCTATTTGCGGGACGGCTGTTGATATATTGATTGAAATTCCTTCCGAAACAACTTTATAAGAACCACCCTTGGCTGATGAAGCTAAAGCTTTGTCAAGTGTCCATTCTGTATAAGAGGGAGTAAAAGGTCCGCTGCCTTCGTTGCTACTAGCGGTATAGTCTTCCTTATATGTAACTCGTGACGGAAAGTAGCTTATTTTGAGCGGTCTTGACGTATCGGATATATTACGTCCATCAACTTCTTTAACGTCGAATATCAATTCTTTCCGGTAACTGGAAGGAATGTTACGGGTGGAACCGAAAGCGTAGATACGGGTCGCATAAGTGGTCTGGCTGTCGCTGCGTGTCATGCTGTTGACATTCACATTTTCTGTGTCTGTCAAATCACCGGCTTTAAAATCAACAGGAGAACTATATTCACAACGCCCGAAGCAAATCTTATGATTCTCTATCCACCATTCACACTCCCATGTCTCCGCCATCTGTGTGAGAGCGTCGATCAGATTTACGTTGTCATAGGGAACGAGCTTGGAAGTGTTTTCTACTGTACTATCGATGTCCCAAGTAAAATCCAGATCCCTGAATTTATATCCAAGAGCTTTCAGGTTATCCAGAAAAACATTTAAATGTGTGTCAAGGGTAGCGGTGAGATTCCATGCGGCTTCGCGTCCGGTGGTTTCCGGTGTATAGAAAAACTTCTTGTTCTTCCATTTCCAGTAATAAGCATCAAGGCGGAGTTCGTAGTCGTATTCACCTGTCGTTGTATTGTAGGTAGGCTTATACAGGTCTACAAGCTCGAATATTCCCAACTCATTGTCTACGTAGTCGCCTAGTTTGAAATAAACCGGATTGGAAAGGCTAAATAGCAAAGTGATATAATCTTCCTGCATCAAAAGGAAGCGTCTCTTCGCCCCCTCTTTAATAGGAGTCGAAAAGCGAATGTTGCCGGATATGTCTTTGATGTCTACTGATTCCATAACACACCAAAGTTCGGAGATAAAAGAAAGAGTACCCAATTTTGGGCACTCGCATATACGACAATGAAATCAATGTCGTAAATTAGGTCCTTAAACTCGGGTTTGGTTCACAAAACTTCATTGAGCATTTACCAAAAGTTCTGTCTAAACTCTGCGCATAGGTGATACTTTTACCTAAATAAATCAAGTGATAAATGTCACTGCTGTTAGCTGGAATCTGAATATCAATCACACCTTTGTATAATTCTTCAAAAAAAGCCCTTTTTTTTGCTTGATAATCAGATTTAGAATTGCCTTCTATGGTAAAAGAGAGCGTTATTTCCCGTTCATCAATTTTGGGATTATTAATTATTACACGTTTTCCATGTTCTAATCGGGATTTATTTTCAATAAATTCTTTCATAGGTAATGATGCACCAAGCACATCAAGGAATTTATCTCCCATTCTTACACCCCAAGTCTTGTAAGCATCTCTACCATTTATTAATAAATCTGCCATAACCATTTATTTTGTTGATAATCCTTTGGTATTGTTTTTAACTTCCGCCATATCCTTCTGCATTTGCTGGATGGGTTTTATTATTGCTCCGGTATTTTCGGAGATTTGAACAAGTTCGAGATATGAACTTGCTATCAAATCACGTGTGTCATCGGCTATATTTCTCGTTTCCGTATTTATGGAAATAAGTGTATCCGCTTTCATCGTTAGAATATTTAATGATTGGGATTGAGTTATACTTTGATTCTTAATTTCTTCTCCGGCTATTTGCAAGGCGGTGAAACGCCCGTTAAGCTCGTCGATTGAATCCTGTGACGCAGTGGCAAAGCCTTTCTTTGAAGCTTCTTGGGATGAAGAGGAAGAACCACCAACAATGGCATCAATATTCTTTGCTTCTTCTGTAGCAGCTTTTATAATATCATTCCAATCTTTTCTAAGATCGCTTATCTCTTCTGCTGTTAAATCAAGTTTTCCGTTTTCGTCACTATCAGCCAAAAGGGTATATTTTTTATAAAACTCTTGTGCTTTACCTCTTAGTTGGTCTATAACGAACGATTGTAATAAGGCGTTGCGCATTATCTCTTCAAAATCTTCTCCAAAATCTGCGATTCCTCTTTTTCCTCCTTTTAATCCTTCCAGTATTGCTTCTTCGAGACCTTGTGAAGTCGTTTGAAATAAATCCTCATTTAAAGTCTCTTCTAGCTCCTTAGTCTGGTCGTTGAGCTCTACAAATTTGTCAATAGCTTGTTGCATCCATTCCGGTAACTTAGACCAGATGTCGGCATTGCTTTTCATCGCCCAAATCGCTTCCTCTGATATGAGTTTGTTTTGTAGATCATATCCTCCATTAGCTTGTATGAAATCAAATATTTCTTTAGCTTGCGGACCTCCGAAGGCATATTCAGTCATTTTGCCAGCAAACTTACCACTTTTAAAAAGTTGAGCAAGCCCAAATGTTACAGCATCAACATCACCAACAGGCATAGATTTAACTATGTCCCTGTATGCCTTCTCTCTGGCTTTTTCAAGTGTTGTTAATGATTGGGTAGCTGTTGCAAAATAATCATTTCCTGCGGCTTCTTTGAGCAACTCCAGATAACGTTCTACTTGATAATTTATAGAATCCCAATATCCTTCCTGTCTACGTTGATATTCAATATTTCTTTCTTGTTCTGCTTTTGTAGAATCAAAGGCATTCATTACAGTACCCACTAATGTAGTTATGATCCCAACAATTCCGCTAATGCCTTTCACTGTGTCACCGGCAGACTTTTCACCAGTTTTGCCGAATACTTCAAATGCTGTGATGCCGTCATTTATAATATCTACCGCTTTTTGGATGCCTTCTCCCAGTTCATCGGAAAAAGTAGTTCCAAGAGAAGATAGAGAGGACCCTAATGTTGAAATATTACTCTTTATAGATTCGCTAGCTTGTTCCACATTACTCCATGAAGTAAAGGCTCCCTGTTTATCCCCTTTCTTTATTGCTTTCTGATACTTTTCATATTCTTCTTTCAATGTCTTGAAAGGGTTGCGAGCTATAAGGTTTTGGCGAGCATTATTTATGGTATCCATCATAGCTTTCATATCTGTAGCCGACAAGTTTGTAGTCTTGACAAGTTGTTCAGCATCAGATAATAATTGTTCAAGCATATCTGTAGGTAATGCATCAACATCTCCCATTAACATTTTCCAAACGCCAGAATCTTCGATTTCGCTTTTTGAAATAGAATCTATAGTTTTCTTACGCTGTTTTTCTAGTTCTTTTAGGGCATCTTCATATTGTTTCTTTTCAGAATCGCTTTTAGCTTTTGCTAATCCGTCCCTAAGTTTCTTTTCATCGTCTTGATACTGCTTCTCTATAGCTATGCGTTGAGCTGAATAATCACGATATTTATCTAGTATGGAATTTAATTCCTTACTTACATCGGCTATATCTTTCTCTCTTTTATTTTCAGCATTGGTATAACGAGCGGAAATTTCAATAGACTGCTCCGAAGTCAACTTTCCACCCTGTCTTTCACTCAAATCTTTTTCTTGTTTCTTGATGGCGTCAAGTTCTTTTTGATAGTCAAGGTCAATCTGTTTTAGCTTTTTCTCTGTGCCTTCCTTCATAAGATCTATTTCCGCCTGTTGATTTTGGCGACGGAGAGACAGAAGCTCTTCGGCTGATTTTTGTTGGTCTTTTTTTTGCTTTTCAATAGCTTTTTCTTGTTTAGATAAAGCATTGCCAGTGATACCTCCTAAATCTTTGTATGCTTTTTCGGTAGTTTCTTTTTGCTTTTTAGCTTCTTCGTATTGCTTTGAAGTAAATTTAGGTTTGTCCTTTTCTATTTCAGATAGTTTCTTTTTGGCATCCTCCCAGTCTTTCTTCGCTTTCTCATAATCTTGTTTGTAAGTGGTTTTATTCTTCTCTGAATCAATTCGGGTTTGCTTGACTGATTTTGCTGTATCTATAAGTGTTTTTATGTCTTTCACATTATAGATTGCTTCATCAGACAAAGTACCCTTAATATCAATAGGCAAACGAAGTTTCACAGTTCCATTTTCCCCCTTTCCTCTGATACGCTTCTCCAACTCAGAGATGTAGCGGTCAAACTCATTAGTATTAACATCTTTAAGATTGGAAATGAACTGTTCGGAGATGCCTTTGCCTTTTTCTTGCAGCATGACATCACGCATAGCACGCAATTCTTTTAGTTTCTTCACATATCCATCAACGCCTTGCTGACCGGAAAGAGTTTTCAGCAGATTCTCGTAATATTTGATTTCAGATTCAATGTTAGAAAGTTCCTTGGTTTGCTTTTCTCCGGCACGTTTCGCATCTTCTTCCGTTATCTGTTGCTTTAGTTTAAGTATATCAGCCAACTTAATGGTTTCGATGTCATATTGAGCGAATATCTTAGGGTATTCTTTTCTTAACTCCGCTAAACTTCGACCTCTTTGTAAATCCGACAACGCTATATCACGAGAACTTTGTACGAGGGAATCAATCTTCTGTTTGTGTTCTTCTTCTTGCTTTTTAGCTTCTTCTTGCTGTTCATTAAACCTTCTCTGTGCCTTTTCTGCTTCTGTTGCCGAATCGCGGAAAGCCAACATTGCAACTCCAAGTCCTACTACAGCAGTAGCCAACAACACATAAGGATTGGTAAGCATTGCAGCGTTTAAAGCTAACTGCGCTTTTCGTGCCAATAAACGGGCATTGGTAAGTCCAATCTCCACAAGAGTATGTTTACTTTCGGCAGCAGTAACAAGCATCACTGCGGTCCGGTATGTACCATAAGTAACCACTAATCCAGCCAAGACCTTACCTACTGTTTCATAATTCTGAATCAACGAAGTTGTCATTTGAATACCGTCCATGATAACACTTTCCGACTTTGTTCCCAATTCGTTAAACACGGAATCCAAAGCATCCTGCATCATAGACAACTGACCATTGATAGTCTTTGAAGCATTCTCAGACATATTATAGAACTTACCACCTGCGGAAGTTGCATCAATGAATGCCTGTTGAACCATTTCAGCGGAAACAGCACCTTTGGACATTTCATCTTTCAAAGTTGCGATAGATTTTCCAGTCTTTTCGGAGATAATCTGTAACGGGTTGAATCCAGCGTTTATCATTTGATTCAAATCCTGCCCCATAAGTTTACCCGCTGCTGACATCTGTGAAAATGCCAAAGTTAGCGAATTGAACTTACTGGATTCCCCCATAGAAATATCACTAATGGCTTTCAAGTATTTGATAGTGTCTTCTGCTTGTATGTTAAATCCAAGCATCATCTTTTCTGCTCCAACCATATCTGACATAGTAAGTGGAGAAATCTTAGCCAGCTCCTTGATTTGCGGAATCAGTTGCCCTGCCATATCCTTTCCAACCATAGTCTCAATAGCGGTCTGCATGGATTGAAATTCGCCACGAACACGAATTATTTCAGAACCTAATGCCTTTAATACTCCAGCACCACCAATAACCGCCAATGCTTTCTTCCAAGAAATTGCAATGCCATTGTTTTTTTCTACAACCTCTTTGGCATTATCGTTGTAAAGGGCGTATTCGTCACGGAGCTTTTTCACAGAAAGACGAGCTTCAGCTTGTTGCTGGGTAAGTCCGAACAAAGCTGCCTTTTCTTCATCTAAGGCTTTGCGAGCAGCATTGTATTCTTCCAGCTTACCAGTTGCAGATAGAGGGTTACGCTTTAGTGCTATGCGATATGATTCTCCTAGACGCTTTACATCAGCTTCAATATCTTTAACTACTGTCTTTTGAGCAATAATCTTTTCTGCGAATCCGTTAACAGATTGAGAGGCATCAAAAATTTTCTTTTTAAATCTCATTTCTATTTCAGCTCCGGCTTTAGCAGCATTAGTCACCAGTTCATCCAATCTTTGATTGGATATAGCAAGTTGGGTATTTAGAGTTTTGAAGGTAGCAGGGGATTGTGTTCCATCCACATTTTTCAACTCCTGCTTTAGTTTAGCTATTTCACTACGAAGTCTTACGACTTCTTCCCAATCACTTGCGACTTTGAAATATAACTTTGCCATACTTATTTCTTTTTTCTACGATTCGCTAATTCTTTACCACTGATTTTTTTTACTTTTTGACCGCCATAAATAGCATGGAGTTTATCTCGTTGCATCATTAAAAGGTTTCTATATGGAATGACCTCAAACACTTCCGTATAGCTTAAATGGAGAGTGTCAACCAAATGGGCTATTTGCCCGAAGAACGTTGCGTTTCCTACTGTTTCGGTCTTGCTGCCAGCATCGACACGTTCTTCATCAAGCTGACACACTGAAAAGCCGATATATCCATCATAGAGAAACATATTTCCAAAACTTCTTTGATTTCATCAAAGGTTCCGTTTTCCAAAGCCTTAGCCATATTCTCATTACCACAAATAAAACAGGAGATACCTTTCAGCATATCATCTGTGGCTCCGGGAAGTTTCTTGATAGCTTCCATGATGTTGTCACCTGTCATCCCAATATTGGAAAAATGATGAATAGCACTACAAATAACTTTGATTGTGGGCGGCTTGATTGTATAAACAACTCCACCTATTTCGACATTCTTAAAATCCAGCCCTAAAAGGGCATCAGAAACTATTTTTGCTGCTTGATTCATTATTCTAAATTGAAACAAGGGTGAAGCGAATACCACCACCTCACCCTTGCTGTTTACAATCGTTTTACCTTAAAATGTTACGCCACTGGTATCAAGGCTTTGATAGCTTCTTCTTCGTAATTGTATTCAGAAGAAACTCCTTCGATTCCCGGTTCCTGAACCATTCCGCGTACTGCAATGGCAATTGCTTTGTCCGTATTAGCTTCACGGGAAATGATACGGCATTTCGGGAAAATAAACCATACATCATCATCAGTCAGACAAAACAATGCTTTGTTGACGATAACTTTGTCCAAGGCACGCTTCCATCCGACATCTTCAGATGTTGCCTGAATAACATCGCCACCCATGAACGCTTTCTTTGTCTTCCAGTCATACTGTCCGATAGAGAAAGAAGGGGAGACTTCTCCCGGCACATCATCGTAACGGTAATTTTTTCCTGTTAACTGATTTTTATGTCCAGTGACAGATGCTTCCGTTTCTTCAATCTGCCAAGTTTCCCCATGCACGTTCAAAACCTCATCTTTCGCCTTAATAGCGGATTGAATCAAAGTCTTTGCGATTTCGGGGGTAATATCTGCCGTTACCTTATCAATGTCGGCAAACAAGATTCTTTTAATTCCTACTGCTGAAATCATAATTTTATAGTTTTACATTTAATACTTCAAATAAAATTCTCACATTCACATAATGACACTTTAAAGCTGTATCCGCTTCTATACTGATAGATTCAATTGAATAACGATAGGTTGTACCATTATAGGAGCTTACCACACCATTAAACAGTTTGTTGGTCTCTCTTTCGAGTTCATTCAAACGGATAGTATTCGCTTCATTCTCGCTTAAATCAGGTACACAAAGATTCACTTCCGCGAAAGATTTCTTCCAATACTTCCCCGGTTGTTGTTTCTTGGTGTGGATGACAATTCTTTCTGACTTCAATTCATCCATCAGCGTTTCACCGCTGGGAACAATGTCGATTTCGAAAGACTTGCAATCTCGGTAAAGAATATTTGCTATGTCGGTAGTCACTATCATCGTTCAAATTCTTCTTTTAATCGTTTCTCCGCGTATAAAGCGGCACTACTCAAAACATCAAATCCTTTAGATTCCACGAATGAAGCGTATTCCGCTTCATTTTTCAGTGTCAGACCGTCTTTATCAACATCGTAATCATTGGACGTTCTTAGAGTCAATGTATGGTCTTTATAATTGCCGTGTTCCTCTGCATGTTTCACAGCTTCATCACCCACATCAATCATCTTCTTTTCGACTTCCCATTCTCCTTCATTGAAAAAGGAGTCGACATCGGAAAAATCGAAATCTACATCCATAGTTCCGAATAGTTAAAGTGGTTTGTACTCTTAACCGTGTAAACCTCACCTTGACCTCTCACGTTCTCACTGTCCATACAGCGCACTTCGACACCAGCCTTAACAGTGATTCTCTTCTCACACACTACATGGTAATTCGGGCGATACACAGAGCCGTTTTCTGACTTAAACTCTTTGGTAGTGTTATCGTCACAGCGACACCTACATACATCCTGCCAGCTTTCACCGCCTGTTCCAGGAATGGGTCTGCCGAACTCATCCTTATCCATCGGGGTGATAACCTTTATCTGCAATATATGTGGAGCAAATATCATAAGAAAGTACATTTAGGCTTGTTACTTAATTCGTCTTTCAATCCGTACTGTTTACACAGAAATGAATAGTAGTCCTTAATACCCTGAATGTTCCAAGACATAGAGAAGCCGTTTTCGCTGATTGAAGTGGCACGGAGTAGGAGAGAGGGGATGAACTTCGCAATTGCCACAGAAACGATATTGTAGGATTCCTTATTCATTTCATCCTCTCCGCTAATCTTCGCGTTCAGACACATATCCAAAAGATCAGTTTCTGATAAGTGAATACTGAAAGACTGAAATCTTTGCTGTATGTAGTCGTTCACTGTCATTTTGATTATGGTATAATCAGTCTGCTGTATGCAGTGTAGTTATAATGCGTACAATACTTCGATTTGTAGATATATCGGAACGGACACTTAGGAACTGAAATTTGTTTTCCTTGCATTGCCGTAATAGTCGCTGGTTGCATCGCCGGACTATCTGTAATCATAAAGATTGATTGTGGAACTGACAATACAACGCAATCAGTCGGAGCTGCTTCTAAGGTGAAAAACTGAATAGGTGACAAACCAACATCAACCGATGGGGCTACGTATTCACACTCGAAAGATTCGACGCTTGATGCCTGTACGCTCAAGGAGACCAAAGACATCGTTAAAAAGCCACATATGGCAAAAATAAAATTCTTCATTT